AATTATCTTACTGCTGTCATAAATACAGTTTACAACTGCTTGTTTTTCCGCTATGTTTATTATAAATGTGCTTCCGAAGTCAATTTTGATTACATAGCTTTGCCATTTCATAAAGCTGTCTCTTTCAAAGCTAGTGGAGATGATAATTTGATGGGAGTTCTTCCTAAAGTCCATTCATTTTTTAATCCATTATCTGTTGAGAAACAGGCTTCTCTTGTTGGCATGAAATATACAAGTGAAGCAAAAGGTGCAATTATTGCTGACTTCCGACCTTTAACAGAAGTCACTTTTCTTCAACGTGCGTTCGTTTTCGACACTGACGAACACATGTGGTTAGGTCCTCTTGACCTTAATACCGTGATAAATGCCGTCGCTTGGACTTGGTGCGATGTTCTGCCTTCAGAACTAAAGATGTCTGTGGAATGTGCAATTCGAGAACTTGCACTTCACAAATATTCGGTTTTCCATCATTGGAAAGCTATTCTCCTTAAAGCTGCCTCGCAATGTAAATATGGGATTCTTACAACCTATAGTTTCAGTGTGTATCGCAGCTTGATGCTCAGAAACGCGGCCCTCAGTCACGCGAAGTTAGTTGACACTGAGTCAACAAGTGAAACGCAACTTGTTGATGGTATGATGGATACCTATTTTAACCGATCATTTGGGAAAGTGATTGGCCAATGCTGTAGTGGCTCGTCGACCTTGCTATTAGATAAAACGACGCGGATAAACCCTCTGGACATCCGTTCCCAAAAAGGATCACGAGATTTATACGACTCGTGTGGTAACACTTGTATAACTGAACAAACAGAATCAGGCCCTACTGTGACGGCGATCAATGAACCTACTGAAATCGTCACTTTTAAACAAGAAACAGGTTCAACCACAAACGGTTTAATGGATTTTCAATCTATTGATCCGGCTCTTTCCGCTCATGATGACCCTACTGACTATTCTATAGTTAGTTTTCTTAAGCGTCCCAAAACTGTTACCTCTGGCACTATTGCCACCACTGACAGTCAAGGAGATCAGATCGTCTCCTTAAATTTACCCCAGATCTTTTTCGACAATCCTGTCAATTGTTGCAAAGTTTCACATGTCCGATTTTGGAAATTTGACGTTCGAATAAAATTTTTATTCAATTGTCCCGCAACAACTGCCGGCTCAGTTATATTCTTTTGGAACCC